CTACCTTTTGGAGCCGGAGCCATGGATGCTGCACCAGGAGCCGGATCCATGGTTGCTGCACCCTTCATGCCCATTTGTCTTTGACGTAGTTTGCTAGGACCACCTTTGGTTGTACCTTGTGGAATTCCACCATCTAATGCATCTTGTGTCTTCCAGTTTTTTAAAGGATTATTTTTATATTTTGCCCTGAACTCGTTCCTCCAATCCTTTTCATCAGGAGTACGGTAGTACCAAGGCTTGCCAGCCTTTTTCTGATCAATATATGCATCTTCTTGATCAGGTCTAGCTTCGTCCAGTTCATTGATTACGTTAATGAAATGTTCTTGAGACATTTGGCCACTCTCAACCATTTTAAAGAGCCTGTCTTTACTCTCTAGAAACTTTTTTTCAGAAAGAGCACCTTTCTCTATGTCAGCAATTGCGCTTTCGCCTTTGAGTTCTCTGCCAATGGGATTGTCATCGCCTGCGGCTGCATTGTCACCATCAAAGTCGTCTCCCATGTCTACATCTACATCCATGTCATCTACTGCGTCCATGCCCATGTCTGTTGGTGCAGGTGTTGCAGGTGCTTGACCACGTGCCGCTAGTGTTGCATTTTCAACTGACTCTTTTGCAGTTTTCATTGCGTCTAGCAGTGCGCCCAATGCTGCATCTGCAGCGGCATTATATGCTTCTGCTTGTTCAAAACCTACTTGCTCTTTCATTGCGTCTACAATTGGCATCAATTTTTGCACTTGCATTTCTGCAACGTCTTCTACCATGCCCTGTAGTTCGTCAACTAGCTCTTGTGCGGCTAGTAGCACTTCTGCTTGTTCTAGCTCATCTTCCATTACAACACTTTCAGTTTTGGCTTTCATCTTCTTGCCATCTGTGCGAGTTGGAGCAACTTCATTGATGTAAGTTTTAAGTTGATGCTGAATAAGTCCTAGCTTGTTGTACTGTGGATTCTCCCAGTACTTGAAATCATTTTCTTTAATAGCCATCATTTTGGCTTCTGTAGTGTTAAGCATACGGTTTAAACTATCCATGTTCATGCTTGATAGATCCACCTCATGGTTAAAACTATCAGCTAGAACTTTGTTTAGTTTTTGTACGTTGTGCTTGGCACTGTTTAAATCGTTTAAAAACATGTTTCTATTCCCGTTCTATATATTGTATTTATAGTTTTCTTAATATTTTGTTCTTAGCTTCTTGTAGCTTGTCTTTGGCTCTATCCAGCTTTGCAAGTGCAACATCTTCATTGATTGAGCCTTTTTTAATTCTGCTGTTGTGCATGTATACTTCGTAAAGACTGTTGGTGTATTCTGTATCATACCTCACCAAGTCTTGTACTTTACTGCTTTTGTTTAACATTAGATTTTTAACAACACCCATTGCTGTTTCAAACAGTGCAAGTTCCTTGTGTAGTATACGATTGCCTTCTACTACGTTGTAAAACTTTTTCTGTCTACCAGCAAAGTTTTGTAGCACAATGTCAACTCTATAATTTTGTACACTGACACTGGTTTCATCTACTCGCTGATTGATTGCCATTTTTAGATCAATATCTCGTTCTGCTCTTTCAGCAACTATACGTGTTGTTTTATCAACGCCGTCTAGTTTGGTCAAGATATCAAACATTGCTTTGGTGTTGCTGTCCATATTACCTTCCAAATCTGTTGATGTTTAGTTTATAGTTGGCTTTGCCTTGATTGACGTCTTTGTCTAAGACACCTCTGGTCACTAGGTTCTGAGCGATGTAATGTTCACGTTCGCTTAGATTTTCTGATTCTAACAATTCATCTGTTTGAAAATATTGCTCGATAAAAGCATTTTCTCTAGTGTTGATCCAAGTCTGTATTCCGCCTTTGGTTACTATTGCTTTCATTTTGTTTGCTCCGGTGCTTGTGGTTGCTGAGGATTTAGCAATCTTTGTGGAATACCAGTTGCTTGTTTTCTTTGTAATCTGTTGATGCGCCTGTTTATTGATTTATTAGAAATATTAATTTCTCTGTTAGCATCTGCTGCTCGATTGTTAATGCGCTTGTTAACATTGACGACATCGGCTTGACTTTGGCGTCTAGCTGCATTGCTCATTCCTATGCTATCTCCATCACGCATTCCATATCCGGTTGGGCCTTCATTTAGACCTTTGTTTATTTCATAACAATCACAGTGTTTGCAGTCTGGTCCACATGTACATTCAGTAACTGGTTGACCGCAACAATCTTTACTGCACATTTCAACACCGTCTTTGTACCATGTTTTTTTGTCTTCGCTGATTACTTCAAATATTTTCATCTCTTGCCAACCTTATTCAATCTTTGCACTGCTTTACTTGCTGGATTAAACTTTTTAGTACGCTGTGCTTTACGTGCCATACGTGCGCCCATTCTTGCTTTGGTCTTTTTAAGTGTCATACGCTTTTTCAAATCAATGGGTTTTCCACACTGACTGGGATTGCTCACCAGTCTGCCTTTGCGCTGTCCAACTGCACAACGGTATTTCCTGCTCACATTTTTGCCTTTACGAGCCCATACTAGCTGCGCTTCAATCACGTTGGTGGTATCAAGTTCTTGTAAGTTCATATGTGTATTTATGCTAAGAGTTAATTCATCAACAATACGATAATAGTTGATAGTATACCTGCAACAACTGTTGCAGCGGCGCCCAATAAAATTCTATTGCTGCTTTGATGCATCTTGAGATTTTCTTCTCTCATCTCGTGTATGTCATTGTGAAGATCACTCACAGCTTTCTCCACACGATCCAGTCGTGATTCCAATCCCTTGTACCTTTCTGCACAAAGATCCACGTGGGCTTCTAAATTAGTTCGCTCTAGCGAAGTGGTTGACATAGTTCAGCTTTCCTGTCACTTCTAGTGACTTTAGTTAAAACAGGGTGCCTCAATTGTATGTTTGCCTAATATTATATCATGTGCCTTAGTTGTGTGCCTTATATGCAATTATTTATATGATATCATGGTTCTTTTTAAACAGTATGTTAACATATCGACGGTCAACTGTTTCGAAACAACGAGAAGATATACCTGCTGTTTCTTCTAATCCTGTTATAATTGCTATTCCGTCTGTATCGTTTATTAAATGATAGAATTTATTGTTGTTGTAATTAAAAACATCCGTATGCTCTATACCAAAGTCTAATCTCCATACTGTATGTAGTCCTTCAAACTGTGTTCCAAAGCCATATTTTACTATATCTTGTGTATAGATTACTGAAACTTCAGGATCAATGGGTTGACTTCTGATACCTATTGTTTGTATCAGTGTATTGAGATTCTGTTGTTGATAATATCGACTGGTGTTTCTCTGTTTTATTCTAGTTTCATTTGAATTTGTAATATCTGCCAGAGTAAATGCTGTGTAAAGATCCATTAACCACCCAGAGACCACTTACCTAATTGTTTACCAACAGCATATGCACCTGCTGTGGCAGCTGTCATTGCAGCTATGTTTGCTAGTGTGTCACTGCCTCTCATCTTAGGCTTTTCAGCATTGTGTGCATTTCGAATTTCTAGACCTTGTGATCTTGCCATGTCTCTTACCATAGGATACATTTCACTTCTCAGTGCGTTTGTTCTATAGTACTGTAACAAACGTGTTACTACCAATTGCTTTTGCATTGTGTTCAGTCTTGGCCAATCTTGTATCAGTCTTCTCACACTTCTATAGTTAGAATTTTGAATGTCTAATCCACGTTCTAACTGTAAAAACAAACTCTGTGGAGCAACAATTGATCTGCCTTGTCTCATTTGTGTTAGGTACTGTTTAATTTTAGCTTCTGGCAAGTTGATACGTGCTTGTTGCATTTGATCTTTTTCTCTAGCAGTGCTAGTTCCGTTTTTCAAACTGGATAGTGCAACATACAAGTCTGTGCCACTTGATCTAAACTGATTAAAGTTGCCAAAGGTCATAGTTCTGTTAGCATATGCTTTAGCATAAGGTGCAAAATCATATGTGTTGTACAACATGTACAAAGTTAGCATGTTTAAAAATGCAAGATCAGCCATAGCTCTATTACTAGTGCCTGCAACACGATCTTTACTTCTGAACATTCTACTTTCATTTAGCTCACTGCCAATGAAGCTGAGATTTAGACTTTTCTTTTCTTCACTCACAGTGTGTCCTCCTGACATTTCTGCATATTGTTTTGCTGTATACTTTTCCATACTAGTATTTACCTTAGTTTGGTGTCCAGCGATGTCGCGGAACCAATTTGATTTTATCTCTTGTTGCTACGTAGCCTTCGCCGCCACGTTCTCCTCGTGTAGTTGCTGTTACATCAGCACCAGCACTGTCTAATTGATCAATGATATCATTTTTAGCATTTTGTACTTTTACTACCAATTCAAGTATAGCATTTAGACCACCGGTATCGCTTGCCATTAGTTTTGCTTGCTGTCCTGCACTTACTTTGCTTTGCTTGAGCCAATCAAAAAATCCTGATTGCAATTGATCAAGTTTTCCCATTTTTGTCATTTGATTTACATAGTTGTACAGTATTGCACTTTTGTTGCTTAACCCTTTTTCAGGTGCTAACCATGTGTCTATTTTTTGTGCGTTGGCATTTGCTGTGTTTACAATATCTTGTACAACACTTGTATCAACTTTAGGTTGATGTGTTACATATGTTTGCCCTAACACTACCACATCATTACTGTTTACACTGTTGGTGTCTTTGATAGGTGTCCCTTGTTTACTACCAAACTCATCATGATATGTGTGTGCTACAATACCTATACTGCTATTTTGTATACGTTGCCCTAGTTTACTGCTGGGGTCAACTGTGTACGTAACTTTGTTAGGTGTAAACTGTATACCTGCATCACTTACACTATAAGGCTTGCTAGGGCTATACAATAAGTCTCCATACACATACCCACGCATATCGCCGGGTGTGTTTGCTTCTAGTGTGTCAAACACTTGTCCCATACTGTTGGCAAAGTCTTGTCTCCAATCCTCACCTTGTCCAGTGCCCATAATAAACTGTTTTAAATTTTCACTGCTGGTGCTTTTGTTTTTGCCCCAACCATTTTTACCTGTCATAACAAATGTGCCATCTGGCTCACGACCCCAAAACAGTGTTGGATTGCCGTCCCATTTAATACTCACATCCTTTGAATCTTGTCCAAGTCTTTGCAGTATGCTAGCGGCTTGTAGTGCGCCTTTGCTACCATCAAAACTCACTAGGTCTTCGAGGTGATTGTATTCTCTGCCTTTTTGTGTGGCTTCTGTTAAAAATTGACTGGCTCTCATTATTCAAGCTCTTTCCAATTTGGATCGTTACGAAGATCAGCAAGTAGTGCATCTCCTGCTTCTTTACCCAATGCGGCTAGTATTTGTTCCACACTGCCAATATCTTTTCCTGTGGCATTTGGGCCTAACAATGTACGAGCTACTTCGTCGATGTTGTTTGTTATTAAATCTGCTTTTTTACCGTTGGCATCTCTGTTGAATAATCCTTGGTATGGACTCCACAACATGTTCTTGCTTTTAGCAATGTTTGCTAGTGCAATCTGTTTGTTTACACCTTTCCACTTGCTTCCTTGTGGAATACTGTGTGTGTGAAACTTGGCTGCATTTTGTGCATTGGCTACAACCATGATATCAATTTGATGTGTTTGATCGCCAACTGGTACTTCAACATGTACACTAGTACCACTTTGTCCTGTGTTAAATCCTGACAGGTCAAACATCTGTCTTAATTTTTTTCTAATGTCAGCATCTTTAGCATCTTCCATATCAAAGTGTTGTCTAAGTAGATCCACATCGACAATCATATCCAAGTCTCCACTGACTTTGCCAGGTGTAGGTGTAGCGCCACTGCCAATTGGAATTGCAGGTGCACCTGTTTTAGCAAGCACACTGTTTATACTTTTCATCAATAGTGGAATTTTTTCGTGATCAAAGCTCACACTGTTGGGAAAGATATTTCCGCCTTCTTTGAGTTTGCTTTTTTTAAGACGTTTCTTTTTTTTGCTGAGTAGACCTTTACCTTTGATTCTGTCTAATCTGCTTCCACGTTTTTTGCGTTTTTTAGTCCCGCCCAGAATGTCCGCTATTTTCATCTATCTTACCAATACCTCTTTGAAACTTACGAGGATCTTTGGTGCGAATGCTATTAATCAAACGCTTGTTTAAATCAGCAGCCGTTTCTACATCAAAACTTTCATTGATCAAATGAATCAAGTTAATAGCAGTAACAATTACTTGCTGGGCATTTGCCTCAACAATATGCTTCTTGTCACGCTTAGGCGACATAGCATTTATTTCTTCCAAAATTGATCTCGTTTTACGCTTCATCTTAATAGTATTTAGTAAATATTGTTGCTGGAGCATTGGTGACTAGCACTTATGGCATTTGCAGAGGAGTTGATTCTCAACATAGGATCCATTTAATAATAAGAGCAAAATCATCAATGGCATGCACAGTACAAAACACAGGCTCACTTAGGCTCATATTAATGACTTAACTTTATACTCCGTATTGTGTAGTTCAGAATCATATATAGATATAGATAAGGTCCACAGCACCTTTGCTTCAGCAATTATAAAAAGTACTCAAAGTTTTGACATGTAGCATGTTTACCTATAAACTTTGCACCATTTGCAAGGTGAAATTTTCTAGCCATCTCAGTTAATGGACTCAGTGTTACAAAACGTTTAACCCAAGGTCTTTGACGTTTGATTCTTTCAGCTACTCCGTTTACAATTTCTCTACCTGCTCCTTTTTGATAACTCCACACTGTGTAAAAAACTGCGGTATCCATTCCAGGCCATCTCATATCCCATTCACTGTGTGGTACTTCATCCATGTATGCTACACATATGCATGCTGCAATTTCGCCGTCACGTTCTAGCACATATACTTCTCTGCCGCTGCGTGTACGCCATTCTTTAGTAAGATGTGGTCTTACTGGATCATTTTCAATGTGTACTAGTTCTTCATCAGTTGCTAACCTAATCACTACTCGCTCTTTCTCAACAGACTTTTAAGTCGATCTGTTGCATCTACTTGTGGATCTCCATCCAAATTATTTTGTGTAACAGTTTCTCCTGCTGGTGCTACACTGCTTTTTGTTTTTAATTTTTGATAGATACTGGTTACTCCGCCATCATCTTCCTGTTCATCCTCATCCAAATCTTCAATTTTTAAACTGTCCATATTGAACTTGAGATCCAGTTTACTGCCAACACCACTACTACTACGTGTTTTCATAAACTGTATTTGTACCCTGCCACGTTCACGCATAGCTCTACTGCTGAAGATACCAATCAAGTTATCTGCTGTATTGATCTTACTAATACCACCTGCAATGTGGCTGTGGTCAAATTCTATTTCATCAACTGCACTTCTGTTCAACTGCGATGCTGTAACAAATAGTATGCCCAGCTCAGTTGCTAAGTTTCTAAGTTCTTCACTAACAAACTTGTCTTTGATAAACTGATCACTTGGATTTACTTTTACTGTTACTGGCATCATCAAATCCAAGTAGTCCACCAACAGTGCATCAACATGCAAGTTATGTTGTATCTGATACTCACGCAAATATGCTTTGATGTCATTTACTGTGCTACCATTTTTCATTTGCACAACCTGTAGACGACCTGCTTTCTTACTTGCCATCTTTACACGTAATTCAACATCACTGCTATTTTTCATAACGTCTTTGGTGCCCATACCTGTAAGCATTGCGTCTAGTCGCATACAACACAGTTCTTCGCTGAGTTCTAAACTGATGTACACAACATTTTTGCCCATCAATGCCCAGTTCAATGCCATATTTTGCATGAACAAACTTTTACCACTACCACTACCACCTGCAAAGATGTTCAGTTCCCCTGGATTAAATCCTCCATACAACACCTTGTCAAATGTTAGCCAGCCTGTACTATTTTGTCCTCTGTTGTCTTTGATGCTTTGTATACGTCCTGCAGGATCATCCCAATAGTTTGTACCAAAGTCTTTGGCAAGTCCAATCTCTGTTGCTGCTTTGATAATGCCTTCAACTGTGCCATATTCTTTGCGCTCTAGCTTGTCAGCACTTTGCAAGATTGCTGCTTCCAATGCTTTGTGTCTACAAAACTGTTCAAAGTTATCCATAAACCAGTTTTTGTGTTCTGTACTCAGTCTGTCACTTACGTCTTGTACTTCAACACCATTCACTGCACGAACTTGATCCAACATGGGAACATCGTGATATTCTTCTGCATGCTTTTGTATAAAGTCTACTGTGTCTCTGAACTGCCTGTCAAAGTAACTGCTTTCTAAGATAGCATTACAACGCACAAACAAGTCCTTGTCTGCCAACAAGAACTCCAAGTATAATTTTTGTAAATCTGCGCTGTAGTCTTCACTCATTCATTTCCCCTTTTAGTTTTTTTGTAATATACTCTTCTCTGGTATATATCAAAGTCCATTGGTTGCCTTTTCTAGGTACAGCGCCTTGACTATCCATAGTTATAACGTACTCATAATAATCTGTCAACCATATCATATCGTTAGTAATATCGCTGCGTTTTGGTATCCAAGCAAATCGCTTGATCCATTCTGTAGTTGGTGTGAAATGAGCACTTATATGCTTCATGTTTGCTGCTCTCTTATAAAATTCTTCATCCCTGATGTTGTAATCATCTACAACGGGATTTAGCAAGTATTTTGATCTTTGTACTCGATGTCTCGACACTTTCTAATACACTCCTTACTGTAAACAGTCTACCATAGTGCATGGCTGCATCTCCGGCATCTTTAATATCTTCTTCCCATTCTGGAAAACTAACAGCCCATCCACGTTTGACTGCAATGTTTACTGTGTCTCTGCCTGGTTGATCAAAGTCTGGCAATAGCACAACGTTTTTTCCTAAGTCTTCGATTATACTGCACTGTGTAGCACTAGGTGTGTTTCCTGCTAGTGCAACTCCACCAGTTATCAGTGCATCAAATTGGCCTTCAGTGACAATCACTGTGTCGTGTTTTTTCTGTGCATCTAAGTTGTACACAAAATGCTTTGGGCTTTGCAGATAATATTTGGGCATTGCTTCTGGTCTGTGTTCTGGTACCCAACGTGCAGTGTATCCTACAGTAACGCCTTGATATATAAATGGCAATATTACCCTATTAGCAAAGTGCATGTGTGGACTCCAATGCCAATGCTTGTGAAAATCTATGCCACGTTTCATTAGATATGTACAAGCCAATGCAAGTTTATCCAATTCTTTAGTGTCCAGTTCATCTATAGGATATGCACCAATTGGATAACTGCGAGGCGGCAGTTCCATTGGCTCCCATTTTATTTTTGTTTTCTTAGTTTCTTGTTCTGGTATGTAAACTTTACTAATATCTTTTGCATCTTGTTCTTTGAGCAGTTCTAAATTAACTCGTTGTATATCACTTTCATCTGCACCAAATGCTTTTAATAAACTGGACAGTCTTCCTGCAATACGTCTATCTTCGCTCCATCCTGTTTTAAATCCACAATTAAAGCAATTGTACTGAAACTTTTCGTCTTGAAACATAATGCCGCCTCTGCCTCGTTTGTCTGGACTATGACCACGAGTGTGACACATTGGACAGTTTCCACTGATCCAGCCACTAGGTGTTTGTTTCCAGCCATGAGGCATGTTCTGACGAATAAAGTCTAGTACTATCATATATTGATATTAGCTTCTGTAAACAACTTTGTCAAGTGTTCCGACGTTGGCAACATCTGGTGTATGTACTAATCTAACCCATTGGTATTGTCCGTTAAACGTATGATATCCAGTTGTTGCACCAGTCACAGTATAACTTTGCCCTGTAATATCAAACCAATCGCCGTCCAGCGGCTGTTCACTGAGTGTGCCTTGAAATTTGTATACACCAGTATAATTGGTCATTTGTACCTGTGCGGTTTGTAGTCCTGTTCTATTTGCGTTCTGTTTAGGACCAGACATGCGTCCGCCATAAAAGTCATCATCTAATTGACTAAATGTTGTTACTTCTTCACTTGGTCTAAAACGTAATGCGCCATCTCTGACTTCTAGTACAAATGTTAATCTACTGTTTTGATCACTGGTGCCTCCGTAACTTCCTGCAGGCGTAGTCAA